GCCTCAATGTCCGCCGTGCTCACCCCGCGATAAGTCGCGCTGCGCGTCGTGCCGGCGGCAGACCGATTGCCGTATTGATCAATCCAGAACCACTTGTAAAAATAGTCCTCGCCGCTCGTCAGCTCATCACTATCAAGGACGTTGGTGTTGACGCCCTCATAAAGGATGGTCGGGTTCGTGTCGGACGACGCATCCGAACTGGTATCATAGCGGCGGATTTCAAAGTGATCGAACCAAGAGTTTGCGACCGGATCACACTTCAGCCGCACGCCTCGAGGCTTCGCGGTCGCGGACGTGTTCGTCGGGCCGGCGGCCTGAGTGATGTTATATGTCGGCATCTGTGTAAATTCTCAGTTGCAGGCCGCGGTAGGGGAATGGCGGGTCAATGTCCCATATCCACTCACCGTCGATTGCCGTCTTGAAGCTGAAAGCTTCAGACGACGCGTAGACCGTCTTTGAACTCGATAGGTGGTAATAGACCGTCGTGCCAGCCGGCAGCGTGAAGGAGACCTCCTCCGTGCCATTGGGATAGATTTGATAGTCCGGCGTATCAAATATCACCGGCCTATCGTCCAGCGTCGGCGTGCCTGTCGGGTCATCCACATAGTGTGTGTCCGTGTCGGCTGCCGCGTCCGGGTCAATCAGCCAATCGCTATCATCAGGGGCCGCGGCCGCGAACTCCGTAGAGCCCGCGGAATCCGGAAAGACCTTGGTCAACATGATCTCGCCAGGCACGTCGTCGGCGCCAGCGCCAATGTCGAAATAAACAACATATTGCGACATTCGCTACCTCTTCCAATAAGTAAATGTGACAGCGCCTTCGTTGACGAAGAAGCACTCGTCGAAATACACCCCACCGCGATTAAATGAATAACTCGCGATCAATTCGAACTTCGCTGCCTGGCCTCGCTTGACCTTGGAAAAGGTATAGGCGACGCTGAATGCCTTCGGCTTTCCGTAGTTCGCGGGCTTGTTCTCGTCGTTCGAGTTGACCGTCATGGTCATCTTTCCAAGCACCACCCTCTCGCCAGTAACCTTGTTGACCAGCGTCAGCGTGACAGACGCCTTCGCGGTCTCAGCCTGCCCATAAGGCGGCAAAGATCCGGACACGACATATGGCTTCAGACCAAGCGAGAAATTCGCAGTCACCTGAATGGGCGAGCCGGCCGGGTTATCCACCACCAAGGCATTGTCGGATCCGCCATAACGCGCGAACAGGTTCTTTGTCGTCTTGCCGCTTGACGTGGCGGTAAACTTCCCAGGCTTTGCCGTGCCCTTCACCGCGTCATTGATGGCATTGAGCGCGATGTTGTTAGTATCGACAATGTCAACGTCGTTGTCGGCGCTGTCGGTAGCGATTTTCAGCCGCGCGTTTGTCAGCGTGACCGATGCCCAGTCGCTCCATGCCGTCGGCCGGTCGCTCTCCGGCTTGATCTTGTAGCTGACCTGCACCGACCTGCCAGGAAGGAACGCGTTGTCCGTAAAGACGATGTCGCCATAGTCGTCGCTGCCGGAATCGAAGAACCCCTCGCTGCGGCCTCGAGCGAATACACGCGGCACGCCGGCGCTCTTGCGCACGCGCCACAATAGCGCATCGCAATCGACGAACTCGCCATCAAGCGTCGCCTGAATGCGGATTGCAGGGCGGCGGTTTGTGCCGGCATCGTCCGTGACCGCAACAGCCGTAACCGTGGCGCTCAGTGATTGCGATGCCACCTCGACGTCGCCATAAACGCCAACATCGTAAGCGTCCTCATCGGACGTCGACCAATCCGCGTCGTTGTCATTGGCCTCACGCAGATTGACAATCGTAGGCCCATCGCGCCGAAGCTCGACATCGCCAACAATGAATTTCTTGCTGCTAAATCCAAAGCGCTCAGACGTCCACGTAACTGCGTCGCACGGCTCAAGCTTGCGGGCGTCGGTCCAGAGCGACACACGGAACGTCCGAAAACGCCTGTTGTCGCGCAATGCCAGACGCGCCAGGCGCTGGGCCTGCGTGTTGGAGCGGACATACTCGAAGTCCATTCCAATCTTGCGCTCGCCGCCATCCTCGGCAACAAAGTCGCTTTGCGTGCGCGGCTTGAAAGCCTTCTGGTTGCCGCCGTTTTCCGGCTCGATATACGTGCCGGTGATCGTGTTGGCGATGTTCTCGCGCGCCGGGAATAGGCTTCCGGTCAGTTCTTCCGACACCAGCACGCTGGCATCGGTAAACGAAAACACCGAAGCGCCGACGCCGCCGGCATAGACCTTGAACACTCCGCCGCTCTCGACGATGCGCCCGTTGCACGCCTTCAGCAGGCGCTCGATAACTGTCCACGGCTCCTCGGATAGATCGACCTCGCCGCCAACGCGATAGCGCTTTTCAGTGCCACCTCCGGACAAGCTGACATTCTCATCGCAGGCATTCGCCGCGGCAGTCCAACTGTCGTTATCAAAGCGGCCCTTCGGCCACTGCTGGCCGCCATACATCCAGTCGTCGCCATAATAGACGCCGCGCATGATGTTGTAGGCCACAACGATCGGGTTGGCCGAGTATTCATAGGTCGAATACGTGCCGTAGCGATGCGAACCGGAGCCGCCGTTAGTCGAGTCCTTGCGCCAGTCGTAAAGCCGGATTCCCTTGACCACAAAGACCGGCGTGACCTCGCCTTCCGGCTGATCCTTGTTGTATTTCTGCGTGACGATAGCCAGCGTCCGGCCGCGGCCAACCATGTCGGCCGTCCATGGGCGCGTGGCATCCGAGCCAAACACGGATCGGAGATAGCCGTCGGCACTCGTCTGCGTTCCATCCAGAAACTTCACGCCGAGATAGTGAGCGCCGCCGTTGTCAAACGCCGTTACTGGATTGCCGAGGTTGTTTCCATCGGCCATCCATGTACTGCCGGTGTCGATGGAGTTTTTCTTGTCGGTCCAGAGCCGCGTGCCAAAACCGTCGGCGCGCAAGTCCTGCAGGCAGAAGACGTTGACCAGATACCCGTTCGGCGTCTTGCCGGAGATGCCCCATGTGCCGGTGTAGATAAAGCTTCCGGCCGTCTCCTTTTCGCCGAAGATAAACGACTGATTGACCGCGCCACCAAGCACCGCGCTAAGCTTGGTGCCGGTCTCCGGCTCGGGCATCATCGCCTGCTGGATAAAGTATGTCGCGGCCGTGGTCGCAACGTAGAGACCAACCGTTGCCACTGTCGTTGCGGCAGCGGTGCTGATGCCAAGCGCTGTCGCGATGGCAGGCGCAATCACTGTAGGCATTAATCAGACCTTGAAAGCCATCTTGGCGGCTGAGCGCGGAAGGATGCCCATGCCGTTTTCGGCCTGGGCATAAATGTGAGGGCCGATGAAAATGCCGAATGCCCAATCGCGGCCCTGCCGGATTGCGGCAATATCGCCGTCATGCGCCATCGACGGATGCGTCATCGGGAAACGCTCGGCCACGAACAGCAGCAGGCTTTTGCCCACCAGCCTCTTGCCAGCGGCAAAAGACGAATACCGCCCGCGGAAGTCTGCCGCATGGTCGACGCCAGTAACGGCCTGCACCGCCCCAGCGACCACCATCAGGCAATCGTTGGTGCCCCAGGCGAACGGCTCGCGCTCCTTGGCGTCGATGTAGGCGGACAGGATGGACCGGCGGTTGTTGGCGTTTGGCGTGGCGTTAGCGTTAGAGGCGTTAGCGGTCATGAGCGGCCTTGCCCCCCTTGCCCTTGTGGTCGCCCTTGCCACCCTCGCGATCGCGCTTGGAGCGGCTACGCTTGCCCCAGCGGCGGTTCCACGTCGCGGCCTGCGCCGAATACCGGAATATCTCGTCGCCACTGCGCTTCTCTGCTACCGCCGGCGAGCGCATGTCGCCATTGACGCGCAGCAGGGCCGCGCCGATCGACGAGACAGTGACCGTAATCGTGCTGTCTGCAGGGCTGTCGTCGTTGGGAGAGAGCGCAGAGTCCGACGGCTCTATCGTGTCGATAAGGCCGACGAATTCGCGTGATGGATTGTCGAGAAGTAGGCCGGTGTCCTGATCAAGCTCACCGACGAAATACTGCGCCACAGCCTCTCGGCAGTTGTAGCCAAACACCATGGCCAGCACTTGGCTTGACGTGCCAGACAGCGTCCAGTTGATGCTGTGTACAACGGCGCCCTCCGACCGGACGATCGGATCCAGCGCCACGATGTGGCCGCCGCCGAGAAACGTGCGCGACTCCGAGCTGCCGTCCGGATCGGTGATGTTCACGGTCATGTCGTCTTCGGCGGAGCAGAAATGAAACCACGCCGTTGTCGCCGGGTTAGACGTATCCTTGACCTTGAAGGACAGGAAATCCACCTGCCCATGCGCTCCGCCCGCCGCCCGATAGGACGTCGTCGTAGAACCGTAAGTTCTCATGATTTGCCTATGGCTGTGGTGGGTGTGTGCGGCCGTGCGGCTACGGCACGGAGATCATAGAAAAGCCGACGCCGTCGGAGATATTCCCGCGACCAGATGCGGCCCGGTAGGAATCCGCGACCAACTTGAACTTTCCGCACGGCTTTTTGAGCGTCACGGCGTCGTTAACCGCGATGCCAGGCGGCATGTACGGACTGATTTCAAACTCGGCCGTCTCGCCGCTGATGTCGGCCGTCACGCCCTCAACCGCTTCAAACAAAAAGCGCTTGGTCGTCGAATACAGAATCGACAACTTATCGCCCTTGGTGATGCGGTAGAATTTCGGCAGACCCTTGAGCGCGAGCGAACGGTTGTTGCTGCCCTTGGATTTGATCTGGACCGTAGACGCCGACGGTTGCGTGTCGCGGGTGGCGGACCATGACCGGATGTGAGGGCGATTGAAGCTTGTGGCCAATGGAGCCCAGTTTCCGCTTACATCCTGGGCGCCCTGCGTAGTGCCGTTGTCTAGCGCAATCGTGAAGTCGTTGACGCCAGCAGCCTTGAACGACAAGGCGTCAGCGGCGCGGGAAACGGTTGCGGAAGTCGTCTTCACATAAGAGTGGGCAACACTTCCGGTTTCAAGCTGGCCACCCCAGACATAGAGGCCAGATGTTCCGTCATCGAGTTCGGTTCCAGCGAGCAAGACCCGGAGTGATCCAGCGCCTGCAGCCGGCGTGCCGGTTACAGAAACGCGATGCCAGCCATTGCCGCAGTCCTGAATGGTTCCTGTGCCGCTGGAAACTGCCCCGCTGACCAAATCCACCGTAACGTCGGCGCCAGAAACGACGCCACCCGTATCTGTTATCTGCAAGCGCACCTGCGTCTTTTCGCCAGCCTTGAGAAATACCGAGCCGACATAGGCTTGCGCAGTAAATGTGAAACTCGACGCGACATATGACGCACCAGCCGTAACGCTTTCCACGACCTTGTCGGCCGTCGTCGTCCCGTCTGGAGCAACCGCCGCATTGGCGGTGACTGTCGTCCGCATTTTCGTCCATGCTGCGTTGTCGATCTCATCGCTATACAGCAACAGATTGGTAAATGCCGTCTCCGCGCGCACGCCAAGCGGCGAGCGAGGGAACGTCGGAGCCGTCAATCCATAGGACAGCATGCCAGCCCACACATAAACCCCTAGCGACGTGTCACCAGTATACGAGCTGGCTCCGGTTCCATCGCGAATAATGAACCGACAAGACGAAAGCGACCCGGTGTCCGCCGATGATGGCTTTCCAGTAACCTGGAGCCGGAACCACCCGTCGCCAACCGCCGTGATGGTGCCGGCGGCGCCGCTTCCCGTTCCGGCATTCGACGCGCTTTCCACTGCCCCAGTGGAGAAATTGAAATTCGCCTGAATGGAATTAGCTGTGTCTGACCCATAGACGATCAGACTGCCGCGTGAGCGACCGGCTGCCTTAACAAAAATAGACCAGCACAAGTCTGCGTTGGTCTTCGCCTTGATGGTCTGCCACTCGACATAGTGGCCGCCAGTGGTGGCAGTTTCAAGCAGGGTATCGGCGCTCGTCGTCCCATCTGGTGCCACCGCAGCGTCGGCCGAGACCGTAAGTCTGGATTTCGCCCATGACGCATTGCTGAAATCCCGCAGATAGGCGCAGTTAAGCAGGTTGGCCAGCGGCCCATAGTTGACGCGCAACGCGTTCGACGCCGAGGTCCGCAGAATGCCGTCGCCATCCCAGTAGTTTCCAGCATCACCAGCGACCGTCACGGCCGTCGATAGCCCGACAGACACACCCTCGACGGTATAGGCTCCGGTCGCGGTGTTGCCGGAAGCGGCAACGTCACCCACATTCAAAAGCGACCCATTATCCAGAAGCACCCCGCCAGCATCCGAGGCCGGATAAGGCCGCCTGATGTCGTAAGCTAGAAACGTGCCGGCCCTCATGCACAACTGATGGAGATCCACCTCCTGCGTCATGTTGGCGTTGTGGCGGCCCCCCTCCAGCGCGACTTCGGCGGTCCACTTCGGCGAGCCGAGAAACGCAGTCAGCGCATTGCCGCCACCGTCCTCGGACTGCCTCTCGCGAAACAGCGGCTTGAATTCCGGGCGACCGGCAAAGCGAAGCTGCTCCCAGAACGCCGATGCGGCGAGCGGATAGGTTACGGCCATCTATCAGTCCTTCTTGGGGGTATCCGCGCCAGCTACAGACCGGCAGGCGTGCCACAGCAGGCGCTATCCACGCCTGCGCGGATTATTCGTCGTCTTGATAATGTCGGCCTGCTGCGTGCCGCGGCGATGTGCGGCAAGACCGGCGCGCCCAACGCGGCTTGCGACGTCGACGACCTCCGGCTCGATGTTGAGCCCGTTCTTAACCAGCCCGACCGTGACATGGACTTGCTGTCCTGCTCCCGCCATCTTGCTCATGGACGGAAGCGAAGGCGCACTGGCCATCTTGGCAACAGGAGCCGCGGCGGCAGCCGACGCACCAATGCCACCACCCCCGGCACCCGACAGCCCGCCAACGACCGAGCCGCCCAGCGAGCCGAACAGCCCGCCGAGCCCCTTGGAAAACAACTGGTCAACCAGCATCGTCTGCAAGCGGTCGGCAATCTTGTTCAGCACGTTGACCGCGACATTGCCGAGGTCTTCCCACGTCAGCTTGCCGTCCTCCAGCGCCGTACGCATGTCGGACAGCGCGCCGTTGACGAGGTCTTTCTGGAACTCGATGGCTTCTTTTGCTTTTTGCTGTTGCTCAGCCAATTTGGCGGCTTCGGCCGTGGCGCGGGCGTAGGCCTCAGAAACCGCGTCGATCGTCTTGGCAAGCTCCGGCGTGATTGCTCGCCCGGCCTTCTGTGCGGCATTCAGCAATTCCTGCTGTGCCTTCGCCTTCGCGACCGAATAGCCGTAGTCATTCACCAGCGGGTTGAGTTTGGCCAACGCAGCCGTCTCTGCGCTTATCTCCTTCGTCCGATCCTGCATCTGCTGGATTTCAGAGGTAAGAGAGTCTTTCTTCCCGCCACCGGAACTAGTAGTGGCCGGCCTCTTCGTCGGTTTAAACTCAGGGCTGGTGATGCCGCCAAAATTTGCGGCCCTTGCGGCCTCTCGGTCCATTTCCTGCCGTGCAGCGGCAATCTGGTTGGCGCGATCTGTAATGCCGTCCTTGATTGCGTCCAGCGTAGTGAGAACGTTATCCCCGGCTGCGCCGAGGTAGTCCTTACCGGGGCGGTTGATCGCGTCATCAAGTGCCGCCCGCGCCTTATCCCCGGCCCCAGCGTACTCGTTTACAATCTTGCTTAAGGCAACCTGGCTTACGCCTGGTATCTCGCTGATGCCAGCAAATCCGCTAAGTGAGTTTATGGCGCTAATCGCACTGTTGACCGCGCTTATAACCTTGTTGATACCGGCCTCCACACCGGCAATCATGGTATTCATGGACCCAACGACGGCATCAGCGATTGCAGACGGCATGAGCGTGAACGCAGCGACGACGACATCCTTCATCCGCATCATGATATCGATGATGCCGTTGACTCCAGTCTTTACCATCTCCCACACGCCAGACATCGATGTGCCTGCGGATCCAAGTGATGCATTGATGCTGGAAACAATCGTGTCGAACGTTGCGACAATCGTCTCCTTGGCCGACTGAGCGCCTTCGCCCATTATCTGCCAAAGAGCCTTTGCGTAATCGCCTAGTGTAGCGAAGCTACCCTCGAGCGGGACCAGGTTGTCCCAGAGCTCGGTAGCAACATATGCAGCGGTCCCGATCGCGGCCGCGAGGGCGACGAACGGGTTAAGCAGAAGACCGATGCCAGCTAGGGCAGCTCCTCGACCAAAAGAGGCGGCAAGCACCAAACCAGCGGCAGCAGCGGCATTCGCAACTGACGATATATTTCCGGCGAGAGCGACGAGTATTCCATTGATCGTCTGCGTCACGCCAAGCGCCTGAGAAGTCGTGCCGATATATTCTGTCAGCCCGTTTTTCAGGATCGTAAAGCTATCGCCTATCGTGGCATTGGTGGCCTTGAACGCAGCCTCAATGCCCTTCTGAGAAGCCAGAATCGCCTTAAAAACACGATCAGACGTGATCTTCCCATCGGCGCCAAGCTGCTTCAGTCCGGCAATCGTTGTCTTGAACTCGTCCGCAATTGCTTGCGCCAGCAGTGGGGCGTTTTCGCGCAGAGAACGCAGTTCATCTCCCTGCAGGACGCCAGATCCCAAGGCCTGCGATAGCTGCAAGATGCCAGCTATCTGCTCTTGCGTCGAAGCTCCGCCAGCCTTGAATGATTTGGTAACAATGTCAGTGGCGCGAGCAATTTCCTCTTCGCTCTTAGCTACGCCAGACGCAGACCTGATCAGCTTTGCGTAAAGATCAACATAGGTTTCGAACGACGTCCTTGCAGCATCGGCGCCCTGCCGGAGTTCCGAAAGCGATCGCGTCTGAACCCCGGAGATCTGTGCTGCTGCCGCAATCTTGTTACCAGCTTCAGTCCAAGCGTCCGCATACTGGACAATTTCAGCAGTACCCAGCGCCCCGCCAACAAGCGCCGTCGTATTGCGCAGCGTATTGCTGAAATTGGCGTTAATATTCGCGTTCATCTTCGCGAATCTGGATTCGATCTGTTTCGCTCGGGTGTTAGTCACGCCCATCGCCCGATTAAGGGCGTTTTCATATTTTTTGACGTCAGCGCTAAGCTGAACGACAAGCCGCTCGATATCCGTTGCCATCTATACGGGAATCCTGCTATAGCCCCCGCATGGGAACTAAGAAAAAGCGAATGTTTTGCGAGGAAGAGATCGCGATGGTGCTTGCCGAAAAGCAGACGCCAAACAACGTCTTGCACCTCCTGCTGTCAGTCGTGACGGCAGGGCTGTGGATCCCCATATGGATACTGCTGCTTATATTCGGGGGAAGCGCCTATCGCTGCCCCCATTGCGGGGCGAAAACTAAAAGTTACGTTCCGCGGAAGTACCGTGACGAGCTGCAGACTCGAAAGTTGATGAAGGTTTAACTCGTCGCTTGCATCCAAGCCCAGAGCTCGTCAGCCTCTTTGCGAGAGAGGACAGATTCATCCTGTGATGAGTTCGCTTTAACATGGCCATCGACAGCCGCCAGGAACTTCCAGAGGCTAGTCCTATCGACCGTTTCCGGAGCGTACCCTATGGCTGCGCCAATTCCGTAGAGTTGGGCAAATCGGCACTTCCCTCGCGGGAGATCATCGATTTGATCTCCTGCTCTCCCGCGTCTGGCTCCCCCACTTCCTCATCCGGCGCCCCCTCTAAAGCGGCAACAAGCACTTCGAACGCGAGGTTAAGGTACTCGTTTGCGGGACGCTGCTCTACGTAGTGGCGGACCTTTTTGAGCGCTGTAACCGGCTCCATGCCCCCGCCAATAAGGCCAAGACGTACGATATGCGAGGTATGCTTTGGACTCAGCCCCTTCACTGGATCTGGGTGTAGGCTGGCCTTATCTAGCGATGCGAACATTGCCATAAGATACCAAGGTCCGCAGTCGCACTGCTCCTGCAGTTCTACCAACTCGCCGATACCGAGACGGAACGAATAAGTCCCGTCTCCGAAGTCGCGAATAATTCGAGCGTCACGGCTCATTACGACACCACGCGCACCATCTCGCCGTCCGACTGCATCGAGACGCTCATAGTGACGCGCTGGCCGTTCGCCGCGGTCGTCTCCATGCTTTCAACGTGCATGCTGCCGGTCCACGTGATGGTCTTGGCGGGGAATTCCCATTCGACCTTGACCGCGACGGACTCGACGTCTTCCCAGGCATCAAGCCACGTTTCGACCGACTCCGACGCAAGCACACCCTCACCGCTCACAGCCATGGAGAGCGACGTCGCGTCACGTCCGACCCAGTCAACGGAATCAGGATCGTCGCAGTCTGGAATGTTGACCTCGTTCAGGCCCTTGGTAAGGTTAATCGAGCGGGAAGTGAAACCGCACGGAGCGGAATAGCTGAGCCCGTCCGTGGACAGAAGTACGCGGACCTTGCCGCCTTTGATAGTCACAGGTGTCGCCACGTTGGCCCCCATAGGTGAGCACCCGCTCGGCTATGCCGGCAGGCTGAAAAACATGTTTGGTGATGTGGATAGGCGCTACGCGGCCTCTTCAACGATCGCGGTAAACCGGATCGAAGCGTGCTTGACTAAGCCATCGCGCAAGTAATCGGTGCGCCAGTGGTCCAGCGTTACGATGGCGTTGGTGTTAAGGCTGATGTCTTGGCCACGCATGGCGCGGCGAACAGCATCGGCAATCCTTCGCACCTCAGTGTTGCCCTGGTAGATCGACCAAGCGTCAATCTGGATCGTCAACTCTCCACCAATGATGCAGTCCGCATCCTCAGTCTGGTAAGACGTCGATCCGATGCTGATGTACGGGAATAGGCTTTCGGCCACCTCGCCGGACTGGTTGAGCGGCGGGATGTCATACGATCGCTGGCCGACAATCGCGATTACGGCTGCGTCGCTCCGCAAGCGAGAGATGATCTCGCCCTGAAGCTCAAGAACTGGATCCATTATTTGCCTCCAGCCGCAACCGCCTTGGCCGACTTGGTGATAGCGCGCGTTATGCGCGATTTCGACCGTCTGCGTAGCGCCCGCCACGACACGAAGAAGAACGGCTGAGCCTTCGCGCCGGGGTTTAATGTTCCGGCGAAAATGCCACCGTTGATGTGCGGCGCAGAGCCGAATTCCACTAGGTGCGCGTAGCGAACATTGGTGTTACC